CCGATGCTTACGGTGCCGAGAGAATCTCTATTTCTGGTGTGCAGTTTGATGATCTTACTCTGTTTGATTGGGAGGCACAGAAGCCCCTTGAAACAGAGTCTCCGTTTACCTTTACAGGGTATGAGTATCTGGATGAGATCACTCCTCAGTAATAAGGGCTAGGGCTTAGGTGCTCTGTGGGGAGGTGTAAAAGCCTCCCCTTTTTTTCGTTTATATAAGAAACTATAAGGAGGACTATAGAATGTCTATTAAGAAGATCGTAGATGGGCAGGTAGAGGAGATCGTAGAAGCTAAGGAGGCAGTTAATGTACTGGATCTCTTGCTGGGCTCCGATATCGGAGAGATTAAGCTCCCTACTAAGCGTATGGAGATCACACGCCTTAGCGGTGTGTTTGGTTCTCCCTTTGTAATTACCGTATCCGCACTCTCTCCCGATAGATACGAGGAGGTACAGGATATGGCGGTATCTGTTAAGGGCAAGGATGCAGATATTGAGATCTCCCTATTGCAGTTGCTTGTAGTTATGGAGGGCGTTATGGATCCCTCTGGTAAGCCTCTGTTTAAGAATAAGGATCTTATGTCTAAGTTTAAGGCTAGTACGCCTAAGGAGTTGGTGCGTAAGCTCCTGCTTAGCGGTGAAATCGCTAGCATTTATGGAGAGATTGCTAGCCTCTCTGGTTTTGGTGAGGGCTCCGTTACAGAAGTAAAAAACTAATAGAGACGGATGGGCTTACTCAGATGATGTACTACTATTGGAAACATGGTAGGATCCGCCCATCCGTTTTTTACTCTATGCCTAAGGGAGAGCTCACAGTGCTACAAGCCTTTTTTGAGAAAGAGGTAGAGGAGCGTAATGAGCTAATTAAGGGTACAGAGGGTAAGGGAGTTTTCCCTGTAGCTGTTATTAACTGAGTAAGGAGGTGAGTGCTTTGGTGGAGTTTGGTGCAAGGCTTAGCTTAAAGGATAATATGTATGCTACCCTACAGAAAAACCTTAGATTGCAGAGGCAATTTTCGGAGCAGGTAGATCAAACTAGCTCTAGTATTAGAGGGCTGGGCAATCAGAGAGCTAATCCTACTATTACCGCTAATGATAGAGCCTCTGGTGTTATCCAAAGGGTAAGAAACACAGTAGCTACAGTAGGTGCTATGATTGCTACCCCAGAGGTAGCGGTAGATGGTAGACCTGCTAAGACAATTGATAGTATTGCAGAGAAATTAAGAAATCTCAAGAAAACCATAGTAAATCCTGTGGTTAAGCTGAGAGATCTATCTACTGCTAAGGTGGAAAAACTTAGGCAGAGCCTAAAGGCTATATCTTCAAGGGTATTCGCACCTATCGTTAAAGTAAAAGACAATGCATCTAAGCTCCTCTCTAAGATCAAGAATACCTTAGGGGGGCTAACTAAAAAGGCGTTTGCTCCTATCGTTAAGATAAAGGATATGGCTAGCAAGGTGCTCCATAGCATAGGGCAAGGGCTAAAAAAGGTAGGATCTGTGGTAGCTAAGGCTACTGTGGCTATCAAAGACGGAGCTACCGCTGGGCTATCTAAGATTGGCGGTATGCTGAAATCCCTTGCAAAGGGCGTAACTATTGCGGTAGGTATCGCTGGAGCAGGAGCTACCGCTCTGTTAGGAGGCTCATTGAGTGCAGGAGCCTCTATGGAGCAAAGTATAGGCGGTGTAGAAACCCTCTACGGGGCGGATGCAGGTGCTGTAATGGCAAATGCAGATAAAGCCTTTATGACCGCTGGATTATCCGCTAATGAATACATGGAAACGGTTACTAGCTTTAGTGCCTCTCTGTTACAGAGTTTGAGCGGAGATACGCAAAAGGCATCCATGGTAGCGGATATGGCACTCATTGATATGGCGGATAACGCTAATAAGTTTGGTACTGATATGGGCAGTATCCAAAATGCGTATCAAGGTTTTGCTAAGCAAAATTATACCATGCTGGATAACCTCAAGTTGGGTTATGGCGGTACGCAGGAGGAGATGCAGAGGCTCCTTAAGGATGCTACTAAGCTAACAGGCATTGAGTACGATATCAGTAACCTCTCCGATGTGTATAACGCTATCCATGCCATACAGGAAAATATGGGAATTGCTGGAGCTACAGCAGATGAGGCGAAAAATACTTTTAGCGGATCTTTTGCATCCATGAAAGCCTCCGCTAAAAACCTCTTAGCTAATCTAGCTCTGGGCGGAGATATTACAGGCTCTATGGAGCAGTTGATAGATACCGCCTCTACTTTCCTTTTTAATAACGCTCTCCCTATGATTGGTAGAATCTTTGAGAGCTTACCAGATGCTATAGGTACAGCAATTAAAAAGGGAGCCCCTAAGATTAAGCAGTTAGGCGGTACCATTGTAACAGCTCTTAAGAATGGGCTTAAGAGTGTGCTCCCAGCAGGTATGGCGGAGCTGGTAGATCCAGCTTTTAGCGGTATCGGTAGTGCTATCTCTACAGCGATTAGTACCGCTAAGAGCGTGATGCAGGGCTTAGTACCTGTTGTCACTAATGTAATTACTACGCTGGCTCCTGTAGTGGGGCAGATCGGAGATCTGTTTAATGAGGTGCTCCCTATCGTGGGAGATGCCTTTAGTGCCTTTGGAGATGGCGGAGGCTTTATACAGGGCTTTGCCGATATTGTGAGCGGTGCTATCCCTGTAGTAAGGCAGGTAGTACTAAGCCTAGCACAGGTATTTAAGGCTGTGATCCCAGCTATCCAGCCTATCCTTACTACGCTGGGCTCTATGGTGCAAACGCTTTTCCCAGTAATTCAAAATATTATCGCTACTTTTGGAAATGTCGTATCACAGGTATTTCCGATTATCGCAAATGTGATCTCTGTAGCCCTAAGTGCGGTAATGCCCGTAGTACAAACTTTGGCTAGTTTGATCCAGACAGCTCTCCCTATAGTGTCAAATGTGATCTCTGTAGTGGCTGGCGTGATTCAATCTGTAATGCCTACTATCTCCCAGATTTTCTCAGAGGTAGGCTCCAAAATAGCTGAGGTTATCAATGCTGTAGTAGTGCCTGTAATGGGTACCCTACAGGGCATTTTTGAAAAGGTTAGCCCTATTCTTCAACGAGCTATAGAAACTATAGTAAAAGTAGTTGGATCAGCGTGGGATTTTATCTCCCCTATCATAGATCTGGCTATGGTGCTATTTAAGGCACTTTGGGCGGTACTAGATCCCATTATTACAGCTATAGTAGATGCCTTTATCTGGCTCTGGGATAAGCTGGAGCCCGTATTTAGCTGGCTGGCAGATGCCCTATCCGCTGTAGGGGATTTTGTCGGAAGTATCGGAAGTTGGATAGGAGGGCTCTTTGGCGGAGGCGGTGGCGGATCTAGTCACGCTTACGGCTTAGCCCGTGTACCTTACGATAACTACCCAGCAGTACTCCATCAAGGAGAAACGGTACTTACCAGAAATCAAGCGGATCAATATGAGAGGGCTATGAGTACCAGAGGTGTACAGCTTAACAATGCTCTACAGCCTCTGGATAAGGAGCTCTCCAGAGATGGCAACAAGGGCGGTATAGGAAGTGCAGGACAGCCACAGGAAGTAAAGGAGATCAGTAAAGCAGGTACTACCGTACACATTGAGAAACTTGCAGATACCGTAGTTATCGAAAAGGAGGCAGATGTGGATAAGGTAGTAGAGGATATGGTTAAGAAATTCCGTAAGCTGGTACCTAATGTACCGTAAGGAGGTGGGTAAGGTATGGAATTTTGGTTAAAGCAAGGTGAGGAGGCTCTACAGCTCCCAGTTAAGCCCTCAGAATTTAATGTTACTGTAGCCCATCGTAATACGGTGGTTAATGTAATCCAGCTAGGAGATATTAACCTCATGGGTAAGACGGGGCTAAGAGAGATCGCTCTTAGCTCTTTCTTCCCAGATAAGGATTATCATTTTAGTAATAACTTTGGGCGTAAACAGCCTATAGCCTATGTAAACCAGCTAGAGGGCTGGAGAAAGTCTGGTAAGCCTATAAGGGTTATTATCACGGATCTACTCAATATGGAGGCTACTATAGAGAGTTTTGCATGGGGAGAAAGGGACGCCACAGGTGATATATACTATACGCTGGCTCTTAAGGAGTATAAAAAGATCAAGACTAAATCGGCTACAAATACTGTAGCTACGGGGCAATCTACTACCAGAGAAACAAAGGCTACAGAGAGTAGCTCTGGCAAAACCTACACGGTTAAACAGGGAGATTGTCTCTGGAGTATTGCAAAAAGATTCTACGGCAATGGAGCCTTGTATACTAAGATCTACAATGCAAATAAGGATAAGATTAAAAATCCAGATCTTATCTATGCAGGGCAGGTATTAACAATCCCCTAAGGAGGTGGTAAAGAGTGATAGTGGTACATAAAAACACAGATATAACGGAGTATGTAAGCTCTATTAGCTGGGGAGGCTCCAAATCGGAGGTATCCAGAAAATTGGAGCTAAAAATAGTTAACGCTCCGCTGGATGGTAACATTACCCCTCTTATCATTGATTTAGCGGATCCTGTGTACCTCTTTGAGGATGACGGGAAAACGGAGCTCTTTAGAGGGTTTGTAACAGAACGGGAGGCAAATAGCACACAGGGAGTAGTAACCTATGTAGCTTATGACCTCCTTTTTTATACCCTCAAAAGCAAGGCTACCTATAACTTTAGCTCTAAGACAGCGGAAACAATTGCTAAAATGGTGTGTGATGATCTGGAGATCCCTGTAGGCTCATTAGCTATAACAGGGATCCCCCAAAAGCTCATAGTACAGAATGTGGGCATATATGAGATCATCATGCAAGCCTACACACAGGCATACCAGCAGAACGGTAAGCAGTACCGTGTAACCGCTAAAAAGGGGCTCCTTAATGTAGAGGAGATGGGTAAGGTTGTTTGTGAGATTGAGCTCACAGAGGATAGCAACATTACCAGCTCCCAGTATAGGGAAACCCTTACTAACATGGTTAATAAGGTGCGTATCTATGACGGAGAGGGAAACCCAGCAGGAGTAGTACAAAACGATGCCGATGTTAAAAAGTATGGCGTATTCCAGCAGGTTTACACTAAGGAGGAGGGCAAGGATCCTAACACTACTGCTAAGAGTATGTTTAAGGGTGTTGAGAAAACCTTTACTCTTAATTGTGTAAATCATAATGGAGCTGTTACTGGGGCTGGAGCGGTGGTAAGAGACAGCTCTACAGGGCTTAGTGGGCTGGTTTGGATCGATGCAGATACTCACACATGGAATAACGGAGTAGCCACTATGAGCTTAACGGTAACGCTTAAGCTAATGATGGATACTAAGGCGAATAAAAATAGCTCCCAGAACGGTACCACCTCCTCCAGTGGAGGCGGATCTGGCAGTAGCACGGGTACCAATGGCAGTAATACAGGTAACTATACTCCTACTTACGGCTCTGAGGATAACCCTCCGTTTGAGATAGTAAATAGCTACTGGAGAACGGTGAGCAGTGGTTTTCCTGCCTTTCATAATGCTTACGCATATTACTCCGCAAATGGCGGATCTACTAAGGGCTGGAAAATCTTAGATAAGGATAGAAAGGAGGTACGGGGCTAGTATGGCTGACAATAGCAACAGTAGCAGTATGCAGAGTGACCAGTACTTTGCGGAGATGCTTGGTATGATGAGGGAGCAGGGGCGGAAAGATAACCCTACTACCCTACAGCTAGGCGTTATGCAGAGTGCAAATAGCGTTAAAATTGATGATCTGGTACTAAATGCGGAGGATCTGTATATAGCAGATCACTTAGTAGCTGGCTATACCAGACAGCTTAAGGTACCTTATGTATCCTCCGTAGCTCCAGATACTCAAACTACCGTACAGACTAAGATAACCTTTACAGACGGGCTCAAAAAGGGGGATCTTGTAGCGGTGCAGAAATTACACGATACTAACAGGTATGTAATACTGGCAAAGGTGGTGGAGGCTTAAATGAGTTTATTTCCGTTTGCTACGAATGAGGAGATAGCCTTAGCCTCTCCAGAGGTAACAGCCTCCTCTATTCGTGAGTATGAGATAGATTTTAAGAGCGGTAGGCTTACTGGTAGGATTGTAGAGGGCGTAGATGCTCTCTGTGTGTGGGCTTATCCAGCTCTTAAGGCGTGGAGATACCGTTGGATAATCTATAGCTGGGGTTACGGGAATGAGGTTTATGATCTCATTGGTAACTCTTACAGTGAGGAATATTTAAGAAGTGAGTGCAGGAGATATGTGGAGGAGTGCTTATTGGAAAATGAGCACATTACAGGTATTGAGGATCTGGAGGTATCCCAGATCAAAGATGTACTCTATATTAAGTTTAGAATGAAAACCGATGTAGGCAGTAAGGAGGTGGAGATAAATGTATGAGGATCAAACATATGAAGCTATCCTAGCCAGATCCCTAGATAGAGTAGCTACAAATGTGGATAAGCGTGAGGGCTCCGTAGTAATGAACGCTGTAGCCCCTGTATCAGCGGAGCACGCTAACATCTATATCCTTTTGGATAGTATTATCCGTAATGGGTATGTACATACCGCAGATATTAGGGAGTATGTAGTGTACCGCTGTAGAGAGCGTGGCATTATCCCTTACGAGGCTACACAAGCGGTACTCAAAGGTAAGTTTAATATGAGTATCCCTTTAGGCTCCAGATTTAACCATGATGCCCTTAACTATACTGCTAAGGAGTTTATGGAGGAGGCTGAGGGCTATTACTACTACCAGATGGAGTGTGAGACCGCTGGAGAGGTTGGTAATAGGGGCTTTGGAGAGCTCACTCCTATTGAGTACATTGATAAGGCTCTGGAGGGAGAGCTCACTGAGCTACTTATCCCAGCAGAGGATGAGGAGAGCATAGAGAGCCTCAAAAAGAGATATGCAGATTCTTTTGAGGGTACCTCTTTTGGGGGAAATAGACAAGATTACAAAGAAAAAACGAAAGCTCTTGACGGGGTAGGCGGATGCATTGTTACTCCTGTATGGAATGGCGGAGGCACCGTAAAGCTCAATATTATAGATAGTGAGTTTAACAAGGCTACCCCTACCCTTGTAGCTAGTGTGCAATCTCAGATGGATCCGTTTCCACAGGGAACGGGTAACGGCATAGCTCCTATAGGGCATACTGTTACGGTTGTTACTCCGCAGGAGCTTACCGTAGATATTTCCGCAAGAGTTACCCTTACTGACGGAGTTAGCTGGAGCCAGCTTAAAGCTCTTGTAACCAGCACTTTGGAGGAGTATTTCCTAGAGTTAAGAAAGAGCTGGGAAAAGAGCTGTGAAAGCGGTAATCTTGTAGTGAGAATCTCTCAGATAGAAAACCGTGTCCTTAATTTGGAGGGAGTACTGGATGTAGCAGATACCGCTCTTAACGGAGTAGCGGATAATCTGACAGTAACGCAGGAAAAGCTCCCTATACTTGGGGAGGTGGTAAACAGTGGTTAAGGAGGTAGATCTACTTAGCTATTGGATGCCTGTACTTAGACAGCTCAAAGAGTTTAAGGAAATTGCAAAGGCGGAGGAGCCAGAGCTTAGGTACCTTTTGGAGGCTTGTGATCGTGCTATTAGGAATTTTTTCATTCCTACCGCAGATGAGCAAGGTATCTCACTCTTTGAGGGTATGCTGGGAATGTTCCCCGATGAGGGGGCGGATCTGGAAACTAGGAGAGTATCCGTATTAACGGCATGGGCTAGTAAAGAGCGGTATACAGATGCGTGGCTTTATGATAGGCTCTCCTCTCTGTGTGGCGGAGAGGTTAGCATTACTCCTCACTATGAGGAGTATTCTGTAGATATTGCGGTAGAAAGCGGAGTTAAGGGGATAGTTGAGATACTAACCTCTCTAATTTCTGATATACTCCCGTGTAATCGTAAGCGTCAAATCTAACGGCGGCTTGCAATAAGCTCTCAGGTATGACACAATACTCCCGTATAGTAACGGATAGTATATGCGACTCGCGTATACTATCTGAGAT